GTGTGGTCGAAGCGGAAGTCCGCCTAAGACCGTTCAATCTAGGCTTATCTAGCCGTACTGACTCGCCTAGGAGACGTTGCACAGACAGTACGGCAACTTGTGCAAAAGGAGTCTTATTATGTCTTTCTCGACTTTCTCTGGCCCGCTTCGCTCGGGCACCGTCAAAGATGGCACCGTGGCTGCTGGCCGCAACACGGGCGTCGTCGTCCTCTCCCAGTCCTATGACACGGGCGTCGTGACTGCTGGCGTCGGTAACGTAGATGTCCAGTTCGGCAACCTGCCGCAGGGTTCGCAGATCATCGACATCGTGGTCGATCAGGTTGTCGTTCCGGGTGGTACGTCCACGTCCACTATCTCGGTGGGCAACGCTTCGGGTGGCGCTCAGTTGATGGCGGCGGTGGCCACCACGGCTGGCGGTCGGTTCCGTGGTACGGCGACTGCTACGACTCAACTTGCGTGGCAGACCTCGACTTCTGCTGATACGCCGCTCTGGGCGCGTTACGCGGTGGGTACGGCGGCTGGTGTGGGCCGTGCGATCATCACGGTTGTCTACGCGCAGCGGGCGTCGGACGGTTCGCAGATCCCGGCTTCTGTCTAATCTCGGAGGACTAACATGTCCACGCAAACAGACGTCTTAGCCGTCCATACGGAGGCTACGGGGACGCTGGTGACTGGGCGGTACCGTCTGAAGGGCTATCAGGGCCTCTCGGGCGGTACTGCGGGTGACTTCGTGTTCCGTGATGGCGGTGCGACTGGTCCGATCCGGATGCAGTTCAACGTCCCTGCGAACACGAACAACCCTTTCTCCAACCTCATCCCCGGCGAAGGGATCCTGTTCTATAACAGTATCCACGTCACCTTGCCGACTGCCTCGAAGGTCACGATCTTCTATGGCTAAGTCACCCGCTTGGCAAAGGAAGGAAGGGAAGAACCCTGCTGGAGGCTTGAACGCCAAAGGCAGGGCGTCTTACAACGCGGCCAATCCCGGCAAGCCCGGACTCAAGGCTCCAGCGCCAAATCCCAAAACACCCAAGGATGCGGCACGGCGAAAGTCTTTTTGCGCCAGAATGTCCGGAATGCCCGGAGCGATGAAGGACGAAAAGGGGCGACCAACGCGAAAAGCGTTGTCGTTGAAGGCATGGAATTGCTGACATGCTCCAAATGTCGCGAGAACAAGCCGTCTACATCAGAGTTCTTTCCTCCACATAACCGTAAAAAGAACGGTTTTGATAGTTGGTGCAGGGCTTGCCGTGCCGCGTATAGAAGCAGGATCAATCGCGGCAGATTCCGTAGCGTGATGTCGGATGAGGAACTGCTCGAACTGAAGTCTAGGGCAAAAAACTGCATGATCTGCGAGCGCGGCGAACGCCTAGTAGTAGATCATGATCACAAGACAGGCAGAGTACGTGGTATGTTGTGCAATCACTGTAACCGTGGACTTGGACATTTTAGGGATAGCCCCGACATTCTTGAGAATGCCCGTAAGTACTTGCTAGCCGCTCAGGTAAACTCTGCGGAGGCCGCATGAAGCACGACACGGGTGAGTTCGTAAAGTTGGGGATGGACGGTCTTTCTGTAGTCACGATGCTTGGAGCGTTGTTCGATATGCTTCCCTCAGTCGCTGCGCTCTTCACTATCCTGTGGACTGGCATTCGCATCTACGAGACCGATACTGTCAAGTCGATCGTCAAGAAATTCAGGAGATCCAACGATGTATAAGAAAGGCGCTGATGGTGTCGCCCACAAGGGCAAGACCAAGGCCAAGGTCGTGAAGATGGCTTCGGGCGGTGCTGTCCGTGGCGGCGGCTGCGAGGCCAAGGGCAAGACCAAGGGTAAGATGGTCAAGATGGCTGGCGGTGGTAAGTACTGATGAAACGGGTGAAAAAGTTTGGTCCTAATGCGTTCAAGCCAAGGTCAAAGATGGCTATGCCGCGCATGAAGAAGTTTGCAGACGGCGGGGGCGTCGAAGATTCTTTTGCGTCTCAGTTCAAGCCCGAGCGTACGGATGAAGGTGTTAGCGTAAAGAAGAGCGGTGAGCCGGGTTTCAATCAGGCTTTCCGTGAAGCCCGCAAGGCTGGCCTCAAGACGTTCAAGTGGCGTGGTGGTACGTACGGTACCAAGTTGGCCAGCAAGTCCGAGCCGAAGTCCGAGCCGAAGTCCGAGCCGAAGTCCGAGCCTGCTCCGGAGTACAAGCCGAATGCCCCCACTGCCAGAGGCGGCACTCGTCGGCCCCCGGCTATGCCGGAACCTTCTATCGCTGAAAAGGCTACCTCTGCGATGGAACGTAATCGGTCACGGCTTCCGAGCGATCGGGCTACCAACTTCCGTACTCAGGCGGAAGAAACAGGTATGACGCCTGAACAGCGGGCGGGCAAGGCCAGCGACTATGCCCGAAACATTGCGCTGATGGCTGGAGCAGGCAGCGGACTTGGGTTTGCGGCTTCAGCAGGTAGAGCGGAAGCGGCGCGTAACGCTGCACGATGGCAGGCCTCCAACGCAGCCCGTGCGGCTACTGAGCGAGAGGCGGCTCGTACCGCACGACGCAAAGCGCAAGGTGAGGCAAGGAATACGGCTCGTCGTGAAGCCCGCGCAGACGCTTCGTCGCGCCGTGAGGCGTCTAGACCCCCGCGTGTTCAGGACGAGGCTATGGAAGCCCGCCGGAAGCGACTCTCTGAGGCCGCTGGGGTCACGAATAGCGGACGTCGGTTTGCAGCGGGCGGCTCGGTCCGTGGCGGTGGTTGTGAGACCAAGGGCAAGACCAGAGGGAAATTCGTCTGATGAAACCTTCACGTGGCATGGGAGTCATCGCACCGGGCAAAATCCCCCGTGCCAAACGGCGTGGTGACTCCCAGCCCGTGATCGGTACTGGCAAGCCGATCAAGACGTTCAGCAAAGGTGGAGATACGAGCATGGCCAAGAACTGGATCTCTGGTGCGATCAAGAAGCCCGGTGCGCTGCGCAGCAGCCTCGGCGTCAAGAAGGGCGAGAAGATCCCCGCCAAGAAGTTGGAGACTGCCGCCAAGGTTCCCGGCAAGATGGGTCAGCGGGCGCGGCTTGCCCAGACTCTGCGCGGGTTCAAGAAGTAAATGACCGACAAGACTACAGCCACTACCGACTTCAACCTCGATCTCAGTACGATCATCGAGGAGGCTTTTGAGCGGTGCGGGGCTGAACTTCGTACGGGCTACGACTTCCGCACGGCGAAGCGTAGCCTCGGCCTGCTCCTCATGGACTGGGCCAATCGGGGCATCAACTTGTGGTCGCTCGACACCGGAACGCAGGTGCTGTCCTACAACACGGCTACCTACGACCTGCCCGTGGACACGGTTGATCTTCTTGACCACGTCGTCCGTACGGGGTCAGGCACGAACCAGATCGACATCAACATCAGCCGGATCTCCTCCAGCACATACCTTGCCATCCCGAACAAGAACGCGACGGGCAGGCCGATCCAGATCTGGATCAACCGTCGTACGGGCGCAACAGGTGCAGACGATGTAGTGGTACACCCACAGTACACGGTGTGGCCGAAACCCGACAACAGTACGACCTACACCCTCGTCTACACGCGGCTCCGCCGGATGTTCGACCCCGGCACGGGGGCCAACGCTCAGGACATCCCCTTCCGCGCCCTGCCGTGTCTGGTGGCCGGACTTGCCTACATGCTCTCCCTGAAGATTCCGGGGGCTATGGAGCGGTCTCCGATCCTCAAGGCGCAGTACGATGAGGCGTGGGACTTGATGGCTGGCGAGGACCGGGAGAAGGCGTCGGTGCGGTTCGTCCCCCGGCAGAGTTTCTTGGGGTGACCTGTGGGTAGCAATTTTGCAAGTGGTAAACACGCAATCGCGGAGTGCGATCGATGCGGGTTCCGCTACAAACTGAAGCAGTTGAAAGGCCTCGTCATCAAGACCAAGAACGTGAACATCTTGGTCTGTACGGACTGCTGGGAGGCTGATCATCCGCAGTTGTCGCTGGGGCTTTACCCGGTCAACGACCCGCAGGCAGTCCGGAACCCGCGCCCGGATACGAGTTATTTTTCGCCCGGCAATGATGGTGCGGGTGGTAGTAGAATGATCGAGTGGGGTTGGAACCCGGTGGGTGGTGCCAGAGGCATCGATGACGGTCTGACCCCGAACAGTCTGGCCCCGAAGGGCTATGTTGGAACAGTGACGGTCGTAACGACCTAGGAGAACTGAAATGGCGATGTCTCTCAAGAAGCATGCGGCTCTTCCTGCCAGCAAGGCCCACGGCCCGAACCGGGTGAAGGGTATGAAGGCGGGTGGCCCGACCTCGGATAACCGGAAGATGTACGGACGCAACATGTCGCGGGTCATGAACCAGCGCAGCCCGACCCGTGGGAGGGGCTGACATGAAGGACTCGGGCAAGATCAAGAAGAACTCTGAGCCTACGGGTGAGAACGGCTACCCGGAGAAGGGCGTGAACGAAGGCATCACGCGCTCCACGATGCGTGGCGGTGGCGCTGCGACTAAGGGCAAGCAGTACACTTCGCAGATCAACCTCAGCCCCAAAGTGCGGTTCCGAAACGGCTGGTAAGCCATGAACTACACCCAACTCTCGACAGCGATTCAGGACTACTGTGAGTCTACGGAGCAGGCCTTCGTAGCCAACATCCCGAATTTTGTGCAGGTTGCGGAAGAGCGAATCTACAACTCTGTCCAGATCCCTGCGCTTCGCAAGAACGTGACTGGCACGATGACGTCGGGTCAGCAGTATCTTTCGCTGCCGAGTGATTGGCTGTCCACGTTCTCGATGGCGGTCATCACGCCCG